TGATGGTCCTTTGAGGCGTTCTACCATGTCTCAAGAAGCCCCGCCCGTTCGCAAGAACGCGCGTGGGAGTATCACAATGAGCTTTAATACATTAAAATAGTCTACTACCTAGAAGGAGGCTTTATGACACGAGCACAAAGGAGACGGGCTGAAAGAGAAGCAAAAAAAGGAAACAAAGCCGTAGAACAGCGAATCACAGGCGCAGAAGAAAGCATAAGAATTGCTTTGTTAAAAGAAAATATTGCACGAGACGTTGATCGCAAGCTTTATGACAAATACTACCAAAAAGCAAATAAAGACGCTGTGGACAACATATACAGCATCATATTAACATCATTTGGACTTGCTTTGGCAGATACTTGTCCTAATTGGAAGGCTGAGGCAATCGCCAAACGAATACAGAAAACAATGGACTATGTTGACAAATTCTCAAAGGAATACGACGGAGACATTGAACGTTTTATGAAAGAACTCGAAGATAGAACCGGATTCTCGTTTGAGATAGATTCTGTAAGTGGAAAGGATGAATAGTATGGATTTTTTAATTGGTTTAATAGCAGGGCTATTATTTGGCGGAATTACTGGTGTGCTTGCAGTTGCTTTGTGTGCTGCATCAAGCGCAAATGAAACCGATGACGAAAGAAAGAGGGAAAACGATGAGAATTAAGCATTTGAAGTTAGATAATTTTTGCAGCTTTTACAATGGAAAAGCTGTAGACACAGATCTATACAATAAGACAGAGGTATCTGGATGTAATGAATCTGGAAAAAGCACAGTTAAGAGAGCTATTTTTTGGGTACTGAATTGCAGGGGCGAGAACGGCGAAGAAATTACTGGAATCAGGCCACACGATAAATCAGGTAACGAGATTAACGATATTGAGGTTACAGTCGAGATGGCCGTAGAACTTAACGGTTCCAGCAAGACGTTTAAGAAGGTTTCTCGTCAGAACTACAATAAAAAGGGCGACTTCATAGGTAATGTTATTGACTATTATATCAATAATATTCCTAAAAAGAAGTGTGACTATGAAGATTTTATTGCAGAAAAATTGGTTCCTGTGAGCGAGCTCTCGAACCTGATCAATGCTAAAACGCTCTTGTCAAAGAGTGCTGCTGACTGCAGATCAATCTTGGAATCCACCTTTGGAACGTGCTCCAATGCAGAGGTTTGTGAACGTTTTCCGGAGTTCTCCCCTCTTCTCCCACTGCTGGATGATGGCAGTGTTGATGAATTAAAATCAAAATTCAACACCATGTTGAACGGTAGACGCGGAAGGAATGGCACTAAAGGACTACTTGACATTCGCAAAGAGTTTCCAAGCCGCATTGATGAGGTGGAAAAACAGAAAATTGTCATTGATGAAGCCTTGATAAACAGTCAGATTGCAGATATTGAAAGCAGGCTGAAAGATAACCAGAGTAAACAAGCTGATGTGCAGAAGGCATTTGATGAGCAGCGTACAATTCAGACACAAATTTATAAGTTGAAGCAGGAGCAATTAAAGGCCGCTGATGACGCTAATGCCGAAAACAGGAAAAGAATTACTGATTTAGACACTCAGATTATAGCAGCAAGGGAAGAACTTTTCTTATCCAACAGTAGTTTAAATGCCAAAGAGCATGAATTGCACCAGATTGACTCTGAAATTCGAGATCTTGAAACTAAACGTTTGAAGCTTTCGAGTGATTGGAAAAGCAATAAAGATATGCAATTTGATGAAAATTCACTGATTTGCCCGTATTGCAAGCGTGAATACCCATCTGATCAGCAGGATGAAATGCGAAAGCATTTTGAAGAATCAAAGGAAGAAAAGTTGCAGGAAATCACAGACGATGGAATGAAATGTAAAGAAGCTATTGATGCTTTACGCGAAAAGTTCAATGCTGCAGATGCAGAGCTTTCTACCCTTCGTGAAGAATCCAATAAAAAGTCAAGAGTTGTCGATGATTTAGTTGCTCAGAAAAAAGCTATATCCACTGTACCTCCGGCAGAACCAGACGAGGCAGCAAAAGCCAGATCTGCAGAAATCGCAAAGCTTGAAAGCCAGTTAGAAGCAAATACTGCAAATGCAACGTTTGCACAGCTCAAGGCAGAAGAAAATAATCTTCAACATCAGCTATCTGGCTTAAAAGCAGAGCTTGCAAAAACCGAAATCAATGTCAAGATTGACGCAAGAGTTGCAGAGCTTAACATCGAGCGCCGAAAGAATGAGCAGCTAATTGCAGATACGCAGGCACAACTCGACTTGCTCAAACGCTTCAACATTCGCAAGCACGAGCTTTTAGAAAGCAAGGTAAACGAGTATTTAGAGTACTGCCAGGTGAAATTTTTCAGACAGCTTGTGAATGGTGATCTGGAAGAAACATGTGATTTCTGCGTAAACGGTGAACCATACGCTAGAAACCTTAATCACGGTGCAAAAATCTTAATTGAGACAGATGTTTGCAAGGCTTTTCAGAAGAAATACGCTACTACCCTTCCTATCATCGTAGATGACTCTGAATCTGTTGATAATTGGAAGATACCGGATATGGATAGGCAGCTTATTATTCTCAAAAGAACTGATTCTAAGGAATTAACAATTAAGGAATCGTGATGTGATCCGTGAAATTACACAAACTTACCCAGTCTAAGCTTGATGATTACAAACTTAGAAGTAATTTCACGGAGGATGAAGAGATAACGTTTGATATGTTGTCTAAAGGCAAATCTATCAGCGAAATAGCAACCCGGTTATCTGTGTCAACTAGGACGGTTGATCGCAGAATTGCCGATATAAAATCAAAAATCAACCAACTATAAATAGTCCCCTGGTATTTATAATGCTAGGGGATTTTTACAACATTTTTTAACATTATTTTACTGTAAAGAAATGTCACACGTATAACCTTAAAGATATTTTTTATAACTTTTTAGTTCTAACTATTGACTTTTTAGTTCTAACGATGTATCCTATAACTGAGAAATGAAAAAACATTATTTTACTGTAAAGAAATGTTAAATTAGGTTAAGAATTGTAAAATAATGTAGAATAATGTAATCACAAAGGAGGTTTCACAATGAAAGTAATATGCATTGCAAATCAAAAAGGTGGCATTGCAAAAACCACAACAGCCACTACGCTTGCATCAATTTTAATGTCACAAGGCAAGAAGGTCTTACTGGTTGACGCTGATCCGCAGGGTAACAGCACTGATACTTATAGAGCAGCATTCAAAGATACGGCAACTCTCTACGATGTTATTTTAGACATCGAAGATCCACTTCCAATTGCGGAAGCTATTCAAAGAACAGAAATCGGTGATATAGTTGCATCGGACCCAGAGCTGAAAACAGCAGATCAAAGATTCCCAAGTGATGGGAATGAGTATTTTAGACTAAAAGACGCTCTTTCTGAATTAACTGGCTATGACTACGTTATTATTGATACAGCTCCGGCTGACAACAAATTGCTCAAAAACTGTTTGATTGCTTCTGACAAGGTCATCATTCCTGTTACTGCAGACCGTTATGCTATTCAAGGCCTCTCGGAGCTGAACAGAACCATCACGGGCATAAAGAAAAGAAATAATCCTAACCTAGAGGTTGCAGGACTCTTACTAGTAAAATATAAGAGCCGTCAACTCCTCGCACAGGAAGTTAAAGCTTCTCTGGAAGAGATTGCCAAGCAACTCAACACAAAGGTGTTCTGCACAACTATTCGTGAAAGCATTGCTGTACAAAAGGCACAGGCAACCAGAACAACACTCATGAGATTTGACTCAAATTGTAACGCCGCCATTGATTATGCACAGTTCACAAAAGAACTATTAAGGAGTGATTATAGATGAGAAAGAAAGATAACACCACTACTTCTTTTGATGTGACAGCTGGCATTGATTTTACAGATACTAGTGGAACTGAAATTCCAAGCATCCAGCCGATGGAAAAAAAATCAGTTTTTGTCTCCGCTCCGGTTGATCCGAACAGAGTATATACGCCTGGATATAATCCAACTCCGAAGATTGGTCCCAATGGTGGGTATGTAGGCCGCAGAGAAGTCCCTGCAGCTGAGCGCAAGATCCAATTCAGTGTATCATGCACAGAATCGCAAAAGGCAGCCTTTTCAGAAGCTGCTCGTAAGTCAGGCCGCACCCTAGCAGGATTTGCTTGCTTTGCCATCGAGGAATACATGCGGAGACATGATCTATAATTCTCTACCTTATTTGACATTAAAAAAAGGTTTAATAATGTAAAGAGCTGTTAAAAATTGTTAAAAGGAGGATTTTATTATGGTAAGTAATGAGATTTATGAAAGAATAGTTGGCGTTAAGAATGCCATCGCAGATGGGAAATTCGACGATGTAATATACGAACGAAATTGTACAATTGCAGAATCATTACGACGCTTGCTATCCGCTAATAATATGAAAACAATTGATATTGTATCAGCATTAACTGTGTTTGCGAGTGGTGAGTTTACAATGGCATTTAATTACATTGACAAATTTGATTTACCAACAACTGAATTATGCTGTAACATGTATAAACAAGTTAAAAAAGATTATTACAATGGATATGTAGATTTATTTATATGGCATACAGAAAGCAGCAACATATGCGGCAGATATCACGCGATACGAATATATAAGTCTGGACATATTACAGAATATAAGGTCAAATTAGAAAAGACATGGAGCAATGATTTTGAAATGTACTTAACACATTATGAGATTTATAATAAATCCAAAAATAGATCCTATTTACGTAATCAAAAAATAAAATTTTGGTAATTTTATCACAAGATAACTCTTTACTAAAATTAAAGAAAGGAGGCATTTTATGGAGCAAGTAAACTTGATACCGTTTTACGCTTGCGCTATCGCGTTTGCACGCCATATACGATTAGATTTAGAAAACGAATACAGCAAGAATGCTGTGGCTTATTATAACGCTGCGAAGCAGAGCGAATATTACAACACTTTATTTTCGGAAGAACTGTCTCTACAAACAGAAGAAGCTTATAAAAAAGCACTCGGAATCGTCGAATATAGCTACACAGAAGATGAACAAGCACAGACTTCTTTGGATATTCTTTTCAAAAAGGGATACAGAAAGCTATACAACATTTTTAAAAGGCTTCCAAAAGACGAACCGCTTCATTTTGATAGTGTAATCGGAGAAGTCATTTATGCAAAGCTTGCAAAGTCAGATCATGTTTCGGACGATAATTTTAATGGTCATTTATTTGCAGGCTATTACTTTTTAAATATGTGGCCGCAAGAGTTGGTACAAGAACGTAAAAAATGTGATGAATTACTTTGCTTTATTGCAAACTATGGATACAATCCAGAACGTAGAATACAAAAAGGCTTAAAGAAATATGACTGTGCTTTTCAGGAAAGAGCAAAATCATACATTAGTCAACTTCCAAAAGATTTATTTAAGCAGATCCAGTTAGCACCAAAAGATGAGGAATTTGGATACACTACAGTGTTTGACATTGAGTCACTTTCAAGTGTTTCTATTTTTTCTGAATTACAGTTCACACATGAAGATCTGGAAGCAATAGCAATTGCTTATATGCATGGAAAAAGAGGAGGAATACGTGAGGATTTCCTGACTTATGCAAAATATACGAGCTATATATTAGGTATGTGTAAGGCATACAAGCAGTCTAAAGAATACTACTTCCAACACAATCGTGAAGACGTGTATATTGAAGTAGAGATCATTAAAAATGAATTGCTTCAAGCAAAATCTGCATTATCTGAATCTCAGGAACGTAGGATGTCTGAACAAAAAGCTTGTACTGAGCAGGTTCAGTGCTTATCTGATCAGATAAAACTGCTCAAGCAGAAGAATGATGCACTAAAATCCGAACTGCAAAAGGTAGAGAGTGAACGTAGGGAGCTTTATGCTTTGCGAGAGCATATATTTTCACTGGAAAACGATTCAGAAACCGAAAATACAAACGAGCTATCTAAGGAGCAAATTCAGCAATTAAAAAACATTAGTGGCACAATTGTTGGAGGGCATCCAAGCTTGATAAAGAAGCTCAAAACTTATCTTCCGAATTGGCAATATATCAGTGCAGGAGATGTCAGCACTGTGCGCAACGCTGCATTAAAAAAATCTGACTTTGTATTCTTTGTAACTGCCCACTTGAGCCACAAACTGTATTACGCCATGATTGCAAAGGCCCAAGATTGGAATGCAAAAATTGGATATTTGAGCCGTATAAATATAGATTATGCATTGCAAGAAATATATATATTAGTAAATAGCAGTATTTAACCTTATTTGACATTATTCTAAAGTAAAGAACTGTTAAATAAAGTAAAGAACTGCAGAAAGAAGGATATATATGAAGAAAGAATTTAATTTGCTTGACGAAAGCTGGGTGCGTGTATTGCTTCCAGATTATACCATTAAAGAAGTTTCACTCACGGATGTTTTCATTCACAGCCACGAATACATGGATTTGGCAGGTGAAACAGATACTCAAAATGTTGCAATGATACGGCTGCTTCTTGCAATTGCTCATTCTGGATTTGCAAGATTCGACTCAAACGGTGATGAGATTCCGCTTTTGAACAGGGATGAAGCAATCAGCCGTTGGAAAAGCTATTGGAATCTCGGCCATTTCCCAGAAGCGTTTTTAAAATATTTAGAGGAATACAGAGAACGTTTCTGGCTTTTCCATCCTGATGCTCCATTCTATCAGGCAAACGAAGCTAAAAAAGGTACCGCTTTTGGTGCTGCAAAGTTAAACGGAGAAATTTCTGAAAGCAACAACAAGGTACGAATTTTTGCAACAAGAAGTGGAGAAGCAAAAATGCAACTAACATATGCAGAAGCGGCTAGATGGCTTCTTTTTATCAACGGGTATGACGATGTTTCTGTAAAGCCAAGTAGGGCAGGTTTGCCGTCAATCAGTATTGGATGGTTGGGGCAAAATACTATTGTTTACACAATCGGGCAAAATCTTTTTGAAACACTTATGATGAACCTAGTCCCTTTACAGAATGGGAATGGGGAATTGTGGCCTAAGCCTTGCCCAATATGGGAATGCTCACCACGATCCGATGAGCGCAAAAAGATTGATCCACCTTCTAACCCAGCGGAATTATTCACGCACCAATCGCGCAGGATATTTCTCAAGCATGAAAACGGGATTGTAACCGGATTTAACGCATTAGGTGGGGAATTTTTTGATAAAGAACGTGTTGTAGCTGAAACCATGGCACTTTACATTTTAAACAGTAACAGTGCTAAACCACTTCGCTTATTTAACGATGTTCCATTGTGGCAACTACTCGACAAGATACTTTGCAACAATCAAGATGCTGTTACATGGTTGCGCTTAATTGGAATTGGCAATGCAGGCTTTCAGACCTGTGGAATGGTGTATGATTCCAAGTCAATGAGGTTTGTCGATGAATGTTCAAAAAGATTTACAGCAAATCTCGATCCTAACTTTACAGATTACATATCTGTCGGCATTGAATTGTGCCGTTATATCACAAATGAAATTGGTGTATTATCCTACAACATTCAGATGGCTAGTGGCAAGCAGAATCCGACTGAACTTAAAAAATATGAGTTTTCTAGTAACCTAGATTTGATTTGGTCCAGATTTCTTTCGTCAAGCGCCACCGCATTTGAATATTTTCTAAGAATGGTCAAGCAGTCTGCACTGGACTTTTCCAAATCTTTAATTGATAATGCATCCCCGACATCATTTAGAGGTCGAATAGTTACGGTGAATGGCAAGGAAAAGTATTATTGCACAGCAAAGGCTTATAATTCTTTTTTATATTATCTCAACCGATTGATTCCAGAGGAATCCAATAGTCTTGAAACTATAGAAGAACATTTAAGCTCTTACAAGGCAGATCTTAAACCAAAGGAGGAAGGTGAGTAAATGGAAAGCAAAAACACATTTTCGAACATTGTAAAAACAATAATGTTTAAGAAAGAGATGGACGGAGTTCAGCTTGCAAAACTGTTAGGGTGTTCTCAATCTAACGTGTCCAAAAAGCTTAGATTAAATAATTTTAGAGAAAGTGATATACGCCAGATATCCGAAGCATTAGGATATGACGTTTCTATCAAACTCACATCAAAGGACACAGGAGAGGAATTGCAGATGTTGTAATAGTGTATTTTACATTTCTTTACATTATTTAACTTTATTTGACAATAGTTGACATTTATTTACAGTAAAATATTCTTTAAAAGAGTTGTCAGTTTATCTGGCAGCTCTTTTTGTCGTTAACATGTCGTATCCCTGTCGTTTTTACATCTTATTTTTATGGCACAATACAGTCAGAGTAAGAGGAAGGAAGGTGTGAATGATGTTTCCTGAATCATTTTTAACTAAAATATTTGAAAGACCAGATGTATGTATGATTCCAATGCAGTATCAATCAGCAATGATTCAGGCTATTGGAGAGGTTCTTGACGAGGAAGGAGTGATAATCGACGATGCCGATACCAAATCAGATGTATCAACCGTACAACCAACAGACAATGTATGGCCAATATAATAGTTATTACCCGTATCAATATCAGCAGCCGCGTTATGATCTGCAGCAAAACCAGCCGCTTTTTAATCAACAGCAAAGCATTCAGCCACAGCAGCAGGCTGGATTGAACGGAAAGGTCGTGCAAGCTGTCGAACAAATTACTGCGAACGATGTACCTATGGACGGTTCAGTTGCCGTATTCCCAAAGCAAGACATGTCAGAGATCTATACAAAATCATGGAAATGGTTGAGCAATACGGTGATTACCCGTCACGCCGCTATTACGACCGCTACAGATACGCTAACGGCAGATTTGCCCCAAAGGGTAGAGGGACAAGAACCACAGGCAGACGCGGTTATGACGAACCACCTTATTGGCACATGACACCAGAAATGTATTATGAATGGGCTGATATGCCAGAAGAAGAGCGTATGCGTGATCTTGATAGACTCCGCTTTGGGCGCATGTACTACTCTGACCCACGTAGAGGCCCCCAAATGCCGTCAGATGGTAGAAGCGTAGAAGATATGGGAATGAAGTCAGAAAGCCGATATGACCGTGCTAGAAGGTCATACAGTGAGACTAAGGACATGCACAAAGCTAACACTAAAGAAGACAATGACGCAAACATGCGAGGGCTTGAGTCCTTGCTAGCCGTTATCGACGAAGATCTTAAAGAGATCATGCCAGGGCTTTCGGCTTCCGAAAAAACGATGATGAAAACTAAGATGACAAACTGGGTACAGCGTATATAATCAATGGTACAGCCGGGGGCAGATGCTCCCGGTTTTATTTCAATTGCGCACTTGTTATAAATGTGCTATAATGGGGGTATCAAATGTTTTTTACAGTAAATAACAACACCTGGCAAGTTTGCTTTGTCAATCCTGGTGATCCGCAGTTGCAACGCAGTGACGGAACATATACTCTCGGTGTAACCGACAACAATTTAAAGACTGTCTTTATGTGTAATGATCTGCCAAGCCAGATGATTGATAAAGTGCTATGCCATGAGCTGACACACGTTCATGCAATGGAATATGGATACTCTATCCCAATCGAAACAGAGGAAATTGTCGCAGACTTTATAAGTCTTTTTGGCAGGAGTATAGTAGCTGTTGCAGACGAACTTATATATCAACTTTTAGGAAACAATACAATTAGGTACTGTGCATAAAATAAAGATCACAATACATGCACGACTTTAGGCAATGTGCCAGAAAGGAAGGCAGATGTACACAAAGATTCACACGCAAAAAGACGTTCTCCGTGAGCGATATCTTTATCAATCCGAACTTACTCCACTGGGCTTTCCAAAACTGCTCCCAGTACACGCTTCTCTGAGTGGGCTTAATGCAGTATCATTTTGTGAGGCGGCAAAAGAAAAAAATCCGAAGAAGGCGCTTTGCCACTTTTTTATTGACGACACACGGTTCGAGCCATTATGGAATCAGCCGCAAAAGTATCTTCCGACACTCGAAAATTTTAAATACATCTGTGCTCCTGACTTTTCATTCTACGACTCTATGCCAAAGGTCGTGCAGCTGCATCAAGTGTACAGAAGCCGCGCCCTTGCATGGTGGCTATTTATGAATGGATGCGACGTCATCCCGACTGCAGGTTGGGGAAATGCAGAGACGTTTGATTTTTGCTTTGAAGGGTTGCCAGAAGAGAGTACGTTGGCAATCAGCACAAACGGTTGCTTCACCGATCAAGGCAAGGAGTGTTATCGACAGGGCTTCAAAGAGATGTGTTCCCGACTCCATCCTACAGAAATTTTAGTGGTTGGACGTCCTATTGATGTGGACACAGATGTAAAAATCTCGTATCGAGAATCATTTGGGCAGAAACTTACAAGAAAGTTGAGGGGATGATATGGGCGGTAGAAGTGGAAAGAAGCGCGAAATCAGCATAATAACCTATGTTGGCAGTTTGAAGCGAATCAGAACTGAGGAAACTGTCGGAAATATCACAGTCATAAGAACCGAATACAAACAGCAGAAGCAGAAGAAGCGCCGTAAGAAAAGCCGATAGATTTTAACATTATTTTACAGTAAAATAATGTATAATAATGTAAAGTAATGTAAAATACTGTCAAGAACTGTAAAATAATAGGGATAGATTTGACTCTATCCCTACTTTTTAGCTATACCTTAATATTATATTTTTTATTTTTACATATACCATTTAAACGGATAAGGGGCTTCGTTTTCTCGTGCCTCTTCTGCATTTTTGTGGAGCTGTATCAAGTTATCAACTGTGTCGTCGATCACAAAACCATCTGCTATTTTCCCAAATTTATATCCGCGACAAATTTTTATTCTATAATTTTTATCTATCCTTACTAATGTTTCCCATGCTTTTAACTCTTCGGCAGGCATTTGTGCTAAGTATTCTTCCTCACAATGACACGTAAATTCTATTATTGTCATCATCAAGTTTATTGTACGTTCTATATCTCTTTCTTTTTCCTTTTTTTCATCTCCATCATCGTCAACAAGTTTTTCATATAATTCTTCTGCAAAATCCGGAATATACCCTTTATCTTCTAAATAGTTTTTATCAACAGAATCAAAAAATTCTTTACCTGGAATAGGCTCTTCGTTTTCTGGATAGACTTTATCAACAAAATCAAAAAACTCTTCAACTACAATTTTAACTGCCTTTTTCAGAGCTTCGTTTTCCAAAGAAATATAATTGCTGTACAAATCGCATGTTCTATCCAGCAACCATCCCCATTCTTCACGCCCTCTCGGCCAATCATTTTTGGCAAGTGGCTTGCACTGCGTTACTGCTTCAATTACTCGTTTCATTTTTCCTTCATTCATTCTTGTTTTCCTGTTCCTTTCTTTTTATTAAAAATTCGTGACTTTAGCCAGAAGTTTTTGACTATGCTCTAATATCATGTACAACTGGTGAAAGATCCCGGACTCTGCTTCCTATTGCTATAGGTGGCAACCATCTGATCACAAGTTTTCTGTTTCCTGCCTTTTCACTCCCTATCCAGAAATGATGCCAGTGTGCGCGGCGTACATGCGGAGTCTTTTTACTTCCTGCGGCAGAGGGTAGTGTATCAAGGTTTTGTTCATTTGCTTCTGTCTTGTTCTTGTATACATTGATTTCCCTAACGTTCCTTATTTCAGCTCCCACACGGTATCCTGCATCCAACACCTTGGGAATCTCCTTTGCACCAGAACGAACATATTTCTTTCTTGCTTTCTTGTTTTCTTCATTCTCGACAATATCTACATTCTGTGACAGTATAAACAGAATCATTTGTATTGTGCTTTGAAATATTTCGCGATCTTTTCTATATGTTTCTTCAAATTTCTCCGAAAACTCCGGCAGCCCCACTCTTTTATAGTTATCAATTCCACTGGAAATTGTATGGTCTATGCATTTTTGTAATTTATCAGACGATAAGGTTAAAAAATAGCTCCTTGATTCAATTCTGTTTTCATCGTCATTAAAGAAAAGTCTTTCAATCCTTAATTCATATAATTTAAATTCAAAATCATAATTCAAATATGTAAACCTTGATTCATCACCAACTTGAAGACATAAACATTTATATGGCAAATGAAGTAACATGTTTACCGGAACTTTTTCTATTCCTTCTGTTTCTTTTAATTCACTATAAAAATCTTCATCAAAGCGATAAATTACTTTTGATAAATCCCACGTTGCCACTGCTGAAATCAATCCTGCAGTGGCATTTCTAAGCCTTTTGAAATACTTCGCATCTGGCTCCCCCATGCGTACTTTTTGGATTTCTAGCAATATTTTATCATTAGGACAGTACACAATATTTTCGTCCCATTTCGCACCTTGAGCTTTAAAATCCTCAATCGCAGCTTTTACTTGATCAGCCAAATCGGGTTCAGCCTTTAAAAATCCTTTGTACAGTTCTAGTGCCAGGATTCGTTTATTCTCAACTTTCTTCTTTCTCTTTGCCATTTTGTCTCCTATTTTCTTCCAGTGCCATTTTCACATCCTTTTCGGTCTTTTCAACTGGTAACTCTTCCAATCGCCAGCCCTTATAAGTATACACTGGCCTAGATCTCCGTGAAGACACACCACGTAAACTACTTGCAATTGCAGTAAAACCACCACGCACGCGTCCAGCTGCAATATTTTCTGGTACATCTTCATCAAAGAACCTTCGGCAATTTCTTCTAGCCCAATCCTTCAACGATACTGCTATATAGTAATTTCCTAGAGGATCAATTAAAATCCATTTTTTAGCAGTTCTGTTTTGCGGTCCCGGTTGTCCTTCTGGCAAAGCATGAGCCGCTTTAGTTGCTTCTTTTGCAAATCGTTTGCGAGCCGCTTTTACTAATTGACTTTTCTTTTGAGCTTCAATTAGAGCAGGCGGCATAGGTGTCCCCTTTGGCGTACACAAGCCGTGTTTCTTTCTTAATTGTGCCGCACATTTAGCAGAACAACATTGTTTTGTATCACTCGGATGCCAAATAAATGGCTTTCCACATATTACACAGTTGTGGTATTTACGTCTTCTTACGCATCCACATGTTACACATCTGTAAAAGTGAGATGCCTGCATTTCTTTTATATTTCCGCATTTTAAGCATTTCACTTTCCAAAGGCTTATTCTTTTTCCAGTGTTAGGACTAGCGTATTTATTTTCGGAAGCTCCCAGCACCACCAAATCTCCATGCCGTTCGCCTGTTAAATCTTTCTTTGTCATTGATAACTCCTTTCCTCGTCAATATGCACTATTATAAAATAGCAGTACTGTTTGCGTATTATAAATATTATACAAAAAGTTCTTGACTTTTTCAAGTCATCATGTTATCTTAAAAATGAAGATGATGTTTCTTTCAGCTTCGGTCGCTATTCACAGGCAACAAACCGTCTGTGTGGATTGAAATGAAATTATAATTGTACGTGCGAGTACAGAGGAGCGGCAAGTGTTATGCTTGCCGTTTTTTCATTCCATCTGTTTAAACATGCTTCATATCCTCCTATCAAATACTTCCATAGTACAGTGCAACCGCCATACCGTCAAAGATCAGCACGCCGAGTAACAAGTTGCCTTGAACCCTCTTGACTTTTGGCAGAGAATGGCACGCTCTGCACTGCTGCACATCTTCTCAATCTGCAGGCTTGATTCCCAGATTACCTTCATTTTATCACCTCTTTCCGTGTCACGCAACCTTTTCAATAATAACAACCGCCGACAGTGGCGCTTCATATCGGAAAAAATCAGATGCATTTTTAAACTGTGAATCCATCACTGGGATATACTCGTCTGGGTAGATATGAGCCGTAGAATACTGAATGCAACCCAGATTCTTTACGGATGCGTGCAATATGCGCTGCTCTGTGTATGCCTTGCCGTCATTTTCGTGCTGTACTTCCCAGTGTGCCACCACGCCTGGAGTCTTTACCGCCTCGAATACTCGCGCCCATGACACAAGGGCCACAACGTCAAGGATTGCAATCTCTTTCTCAAGTTTCTCCAGCTCATCACCGTGAGCCTTGAAAAGCTTTATATGCAGCTCTCGCGGTGCTGCGCTGATAGATACTGTCTGTAAAATCATTGTTTTAACCTTTCTTTTAGTTTTCTTTTTTTGTTCCGGTTTTCCCGGTAAAGCGTCCCCAGGTCGTGAACCTCGCCGCCTAAAGCGGAGAAACGCAAAACTTAAAATTCCTCGGCGTAGCTTTCAGCATCTGCCAGAGTCCGGCACAGCTTGCAAATATTACTGTATTCACCATCTACAAAAATCTGCACACTGTAACCATAACCGCGAAGTCTTGCCGGGTGAGTGTCGCCCAGCAAGACAATTTTTGTTGTGATCATCGCTTTCCTTTCTCTCTTTCAAGCCATTTTCCGGCCAATTCGCCTTCTTGCTCAGTTGCCTTTGTAATTTTTCCATCTGGATATACGCGGAAGGCGTGCCACTTGTAAACCCCTACAAAATATACAACGTCTTCCTCACTCATACAGGCGTAAAAATCCTTGTACATGTCAGCACTGTAAAAATCAGCGCGTTCCTTGCCATAGCTCAGAACCTCGCCTGCAGTCTTTAAAAACTTGCCGTTTCCGGCATAGCACCAGCCGTGGCCGCTGTCCTTCGTCCAGATCTGGACGTTATAACGGAAACCGTGCGCCATAGCTGGGGCGCTTTCATTCAATCTAATAATTTGTAATGTTGTCATAACTTTTCCCTTTCTTGCCTGCCATCATCAGCGCCGGGAGGCAATCCCCAACGGACGCCCCAAGCCGGGGCGTTTCGGCTTAAATCTCTTCTATTTCATCAATGTAAAAATCAACCATATCAACCGCGGCTGTAAAGCGCTGCTGGACAGAAAAGCTAAATCCAAAATCTTTATCATACATGGCCGAAGCGCTTGTAGCTACATAATAAAAGAGGTCTGCCGCCTTGTCTTTATCAAAGGTCCCCTTTCTTGCTTTTTTTCTGAGGTTTTCGATACTCGGCTTAATCTGGCGATCATACAAAACGCCTGAGTTAGTAGCATATAAAAACAGCTCTCTTGCTTCATCGGATGCCTTATAAATCATATTTTTTGTTCTCTTCATATTTTTTTACTTCCTTTCTGTGTTTGTTGTTTTCCTTGTTTCTGACTGCATTATATAACAACGTACGTGTATATTCAATAGTAATTCTGTATAAATGTACGTGTATATTTTTGTGCATTATGTACGTGTATATTTTTATTTTTATAGTGTATAATTATGCTAGAGGTGGAAAAGGGGCCTCTATAATATAAGAAAGGAAAGAAAAAAACATATGGCAATATCAGACGCACACAAGCAAGCTACTATAAGATACGCAAGCAAGACTTATAAGCGTGTACCGCTCGATTTGCGGCACGAAGACTACACCAGACTACAAGAGGCGGCAGCAGCTACAAGTCTATCAGTCAACGGCTATATAAAAGCCGCGATAGCTGAAAAAATCAGCCGCGATAGCATCCGATCAGCGTCACCAGATGTAGAAGCACCTGCGGCAGAGTCAGAGCCGTCCAGCCAGAAGATCAAGAGCCAGACGCCAGACCCGGAAACGGTAGACCTGCAAAGGCTCTTGACTGATGCACGGTATCAGCTTAATATCATGGATATATACGGCCAGGAGCAAACGCAGCGGCTACTTGATCAGGCGCGAAGCAAATAAAAAGGTGGGCATTTTCGCCCACCTTATTTTTTTTTAAATGAAATAATATTTTCTTACTGTTTTTTCCGTTCTATTAGGGCTGATGCTTAGTAACTCGTCTGGAAGATATCCGGCCTTTGTATAGTCACAACTTACTTTTTCGTATCCGCCTAAATCTTTAAAAAATTGTACTGCATCAAATACATTAAAAACATAAGTTGCCGGTACTTCTTTTTCTTCTTTTTTCACTTCAACCCAACGCGTGCCGTGCTTAGCATAGGTTGTTTTTTCTTCTAAAATCTTGCCGCCAAAATCCTGGAGACTAGAAATATTTGGATATTTCTTGAAAAGCTTTCTGTAAGTTTTTGCTAACTCTGAATATAACATTGTTTTTTCCCTTTGCTTGATGTATAATCAAGCTACCTTTCTTTTTTTGATTGGTGCCGGTTGCGTTTGCTTGGTAGGTAGTGCAACCGGCTTTTTTTGTTTACACCCTTATTATATCACTTTTAAAAGTTATGCCAAGACTTTTTATAACTTTTTTTCGTTATATTTTTTCTTGACTTTTTGCCACAGAAAAGCTACTATATATATGTAGCGATACACCAAGCACGAAAGGAGAGTACTACAAACATGATAAAGTTTAAATTTGACGTAGCCGGCGCACTGGCTACCGCAGGCGTTACAGCCTACACAGCGCAGAAAAGCGGCGTTTTATCGCAGGATACATGGCGAAAGATCAAGGCAGGAGATACACATATAAGCCTTGAAGCTATCAACCGCATATGCTGCATCTTGCACATGCAGCCGGAGCATCTTATATACTATGCACCAGACCAAGCCGAAGAAGAAAAAATTTTAAAAAACTTTCGAAAAAAAGCTTGACATAGTAACTTTTTTAAGTTATACTAAAGGCACAAAGAGAGAAAGGAAGCCCCAAAGGGCAAAGGTAAAAAGATATGAAGAAGGAGCATGCATCGAAGTTTTACGAGGTTGGCAACGGTAAGATTTTTGCAGTAGTACTTGAAGATGGCAAGCCTGTAAACGTCACCTGTAATCTAGCAGATGGTCAGAGCACAGGCACCGAGGTTTTGGAGGCAGCACGCGAAGGTTGGCCATATGCAGACCAGTTCGATTCTTCCGAGTGGTCCGGTCTCAGCATGGAGCAGGCAGCCGAGGAGCTAGAGAAAGGAACCCACACACCAGTAGGAGAGGAGCGCCCAGTTGATTTGATCGCAGAGACCAGACCAACCCCTGCACATGTCAGTGGCTTGCCGTTCGTAACGCTTTACTGGCGCCACATGGGTGCAGCAGGGTTTGATCTTTTTAAAGATTTAGACGTGCCTGAGGCCGTAGCATATCGCATCAATTCTAGCAGAGAGTGGAACCCTGACGACTGCCGCAAGCTGTGTGAGCTGGCCGACATGGCGGATGAGTACGACAACGCCGACAGTGACACCGTAGAGGACGTAGTAAGCGCAGCAGCTGACAAGCTCGGCGTTGAGATCTGGTAAATATCAAAGCACCCACCCCGGAGGTTACGAGGGCAGAAAGGGAAAAAATGAAAATTAAAGACGAAAAAAGACTCGTAGAAATTACTATGAGAGTATGGGATAATGGCCAATATAGCCAAGACCTCAGCACCGATCTTTTAGTTGATGGCTCTTTCAAATATGGACAAGGGGCTTATAAGGTGGATAGCGTCGATGACGTCATTAACTATGCTTTTGACTGGCAAAATTGCACAGGTGATTTTGTCGATGATGAAGACCCAGACAACAACCGCCGCGTTGATGTTGATATAATTTCTGATTCAAGCCATGAAAAGCCATACGATGAGTTTACAGCGAGAGCACAGCAAGTAAAATCTGACGCACTGACAACGGATGAGGCTGCCTCCCTTTTTGATGGGGGATGGCGAAGCAGTGACTATTACCAGCTCATGTTTGAACGTAGATGCGACAAAGAAGAAGCCGCCGGTATCTGCGCAGCACTTGCCACTTTTGAGCAGTAATTTGCACCTGCCCGGCAAGGTTAGAGCTGGGAGAAAGGGAGATTATGAACAGAAACAAAGTTTTTGGTGTAAGTAGCAAGTATGAGTTCGGACGCTGGGAACATGTACTTTATGGACCTTTTGCAAGTGGTGAAGAGGCCGAAGAGTGGTTGCACACTGAAGAGTACGATTTCAGAGAGCGTGAGTTGATGAGCAAGACTGCTGCAGCTAAGCTGGTTGGACGAAAGGCAGTTAATGAAATGTTTAAAAAGTGAAAAAATATTAACGATACGGCAGGCACACAGCTTGCCGTTTTTCTTTGCCTATTTTCAGATATTCAGCCGTAAATTTTTAATTTGTGCAACTTGCACTTTCAAAAATATTTAACTTGATTTACACCTCATATTGTTGTATTATGTAGTTAAGCTACTATATATAGTATTTATATGTAGCCTAGATATGGATATATAGAGTATATAGCCCATGATCGGAAAAGATTTCAAGCCGTGCTAGAACACGGTGCTTCTTTTTCTGGTCGTGGGCTTTTTTCTTTCCCCAGGCCTACAGCTTTTCCGTGTCGCTTCCTTATATATAATATATACAGTATATATATTTACTGTATATGTATATGGTATATATATTTAATATACTATCGGTATATTTAATATATTATCAGTGTATTTATATTATATTTATAATTATATGGTGTATATGTGCAGTGTATATAGAGTATATAATATATATTGTCTGATAATATATATATTATGTACAGTATAGGTATATGTGTACAGTATGTATAAGGTATATGTATAGTATATCTCTATGTACTGTATAGGTATAAGTATATGTATATCTGTATGTACAGTATATAGATATCTGGTAAGTAGGTATGTGTATAGTGTATCTAAGTATATACAGATACAGAGCGCAGGAGCTGACAAATGATCAAGTTAGAGACGGACGCAGTCAGGACAGGCAGCCAGGACGGACACATGTGAGAGCTGGACACGATGAGTACACACAGAAGGGCGCTAGAAGGGCACAGGATGCGGCTAGAAGGCGTTTGAAGGGGAAAGGCTAAGATATAGCCACATATACGCACGACAAAAAGAAATACAGGGAAAGGAGGGCTACAGAATGCCAAGAGGAGGGAAACGAATGCCAAGCTATAGGGATATTGCAGAAACCATGGACGGAGACGAACTGGACGCTATCCTTGACGTATCTCTGCAGGGGCTAGCTAGAGCACGTGAAAAAGGTTCACAGCCCATGTATAGCAACTCTCCCGAAGGGCTAAAAAGTTTCAAGCACGACTCAGAAGAGTATCTGGCATTTGTCCGGAACGTAAACAAAACCCCAACGGAAGGTGGAAAGCTGCGCCTAGTGCCTGATATAGAGTCCTGGGCGGCATTTTTGGGAGTTACGCGGCACATGATCACGGGCTATGAAAAGCGTAGCAATGATTGGAAGTCTACTATAGACGCGGTAAAAGGCGTTATAACAGCTTGCAAGAAGCAGCTTGCATTTACTGGCAAAATGCCACCAGTGCTTGCAATCTTTGATCTTACCAACAATTCCGACTATGTCAACGCGTCAGAGTTCCGGTTATCAGCCGAGGCAGCACCGGAAGCTAAGCAGATAACAGCGGAAGAGTGGGAAAAAGTCATTGATGCAGAGCCAGAAGCCCCGAAACTATCGGATTTCAAATTGTCTGACGATTTAAATTAAGATTAGTCAAGGTTTCTTGATCTGTGTTAATCTCTCAGATGGTATACAGTTCGTATAATCTTTATTATACGTACTTTTAACGGTCAATGGTACGTATACACAGACCAGGACAGCAAAACGCTGTTGCTTTTGTATATACAAGTGCACACAATTTAGGTTTTGCCACCATGGATCAGGAGCCGCGACCAGCTGCGCAGCCTATCAGATGATCACATGAAAAAGGGGTGTAGGGGTCTGAGAGCGTGCCCCCGGCATGGGGCTACTTAGTCCCCCAAATATTTTTCCAAAATAAAAAGCCCCTTTTAACTCGTAACTACACATATGGCAAAGATAAAAGCTGTGAGCCTTGACAGTTTCTTTGCCATAGCACCAAGGCATAATATACTCAAACTATAAAATGAAAATATCAACCAAGGAAATAGCCGACGAATGTCAGCATTGCGGTGACATACTGTTTTGCCAGTTGTGCCGTGAAGGGCACGGAATCAATCGTGAACGAATAAACGTTACCCAAATGGTTACATGCCAGATAGAACACAAGAACAGGAGGTTATCTAATGAGAATCATTTCACAATGTAAAACCAAATCTGTTGAGCTTTGTAACGTTGCTTTGCTGAGACGTGATGAAACTATCTTTGCAAGGACTGCAAACCAAGACATGGTACTTGCAGAGTATAAGACTCCAGCTAGAGCAGCCGAAGTATTTGAGGAATTAAATATTTCTGCTTCTAACTTTTCAGCATATATCTACTACATGCCGGAGGAATAAGCAATGGAAAGAAAATTAGTTTTAGTTAAATTTATTGACGGCACAAGTGAAACAATAGAAGCTTATTATAATCCGCAAGACGGATACTATGGCTATCTAACCAAAAAAGAATTGTTTTACGTATCCTGTGCTTCCACCTTCTCGCAAGCTCTCTTCCCTCGTGAGTTTGTCAAAGCAATATCCTTTTTGGATGAACAGGAGGAGTAATGGCTACAAAATTTGAAAATGCAACAACATGGTTACAAGGTGTTATTTCTGGATATCAAAAGCAGGTCAACGATTTCTCAGCTGCGCCTAATCCAGATGCAAATAAAATAAAAGCATGTAAAGAGCGTCAGGAACTTTGCCAGTACATTTTGGACTTTATGGTTAAGGCTAAGCAGCAGAATGATGCAACGGCTGCTAAGACAGGTTCTCAAAATACCGCTGTAAAGCCACAGAATGCCCCACAATCAATTTCAGTCCATCCAATGGCAAATACTATAGGCAAAGAACAGTTAGAGCAATTAGAGCTTGTTTTGGGGCTTGATGCTACAATTAGCTTTTGTAGAGCTGCTTTAATCCTGGAGCTGCCAGAACTCGGATCAAAAGAGGCGCTTATTGGAACACTTAAAGATTTTGCCGTAAAGCGAAGCTAGGAGGATGCCTTATGAAAGTTTTTGTTTTAACTTTTGACTGCTATTTTGACTCCTATGGTTCTTTACTCGAATTGATTGGTGTTTTTCAGTCCAAAGATAAAGTAAAAGCCGCTATTGAGCAAACAAAAGCTAAATATAGAAAAACCATAAATGAATATCGCGACCATGCTAGATGCTACGATGGAATGAGTGATTCTGAAATTGAAAAAGAAATCAATAAACACTTTATCGTTAAGTCTGTCGAGGTTGACAAGGTGGTTAACCGAAATTTAGGAGGATACGCGGAATGATAAAAATTCTGAGACCTGGTACATTACAACAAATTGATTGCTCGCATTGCGGTGCACTTTTAAGTTATGATGAGGCAACTGATGTCCAAGAAAGCACATTACCATCTCGCGAATTGTTACTAGATACTAAGGACTGTTCATTGCCAGAACCTATTCGAGGAAAAGAGTATTACATCATCTGTCCACAATGTAATAACAAGATTATTTTGTCGGCAACTCGATAAGAAAGGAGCATCTATGAACGATATAGACAAACGCATTTCTGCACTAATCAAGCTTAGCAAGTCTTTTGGAATTGATGCCAAGACTATTCCATCACGTTTTGATTTTGACTACATAGTTGTTACAAAAGTCGGGCGGGAAAGCCCACGGTTTTAACCGTGGGATGAAAGCCAAGAAACTTTTTGCAATTATCGGACAATGATGTCG